GTGATCGGCGTTAGCCCACCTGAAGGTTTCGCAGATATCGTGATGCGTGACATCCTGCGATCCTCTCAGAAGGCGGACTTCGTTAGCCCAAGCAGGCCAGTTAGGGTCTTTGGCAGTTGGAGTAACAATCTTCACCCTGCTGAACATCCACTCGGCTGCCTTCAGGTCGTCAGCATTTCCCCACTTGTCACCTTTCGGTGAATGGGTTGCTGCTTCAGGACGGATGACAGGGAGATTACTCAGGGGTGTGTCGGAGGATTCGCCAGAATTCTCTGACGTATGTTTAATGTCTTTCTTGTCTTTTGTAATAGTGTCTTTTGTGTGTCCCTGTTTTGGTGACAACCCTGTCACTGTTTTGGTGACACTTTTTGTCACTGATTTGGTGACAGTGACACCATCCTGGTGACACTCTGGAATTTGCCACTCTGTGAGGTTCTTATTCGGGCCGATTAGCATGCCTTCCCGGACCAGAACACCCATCTGAATTAACTCGTTTTTTGCCTTGTTTACTTTCTGCCTTGGCAGCCTGGTAATCTGGCCAATCTGGCTGTCAGCAATACGATCCATCTTCTTGTTGAAGCCGTATGTCTTCCGGCAAACAGCATGCGCAACCTTTGCCTGATTCCTGGTCAGGTTGGCCCCTATCAGCTCTTCGTACAGCTCGTTTGCCAGACGCGTGTATCCATCGTCTGTATCTGCCACACGTTGCTCCACGGCCCTGACAGAGGGCCTGATTGGTGATACGTTGTCATGCGCAAGATTCATCGCCGCCCCCGTCAGAAGGAATGCCTGAGCGATAATCAGCGAGAATCCGCTTTATCTCTTCAGTGGTGCCATGAGAGAGAATCAAGCTGTCGAAACCGCCATCCCGATCGAACTCTGCATCAACCAGTAATTCAGCAAGGCGGCGTGCTTTTGCTGCGCTGAACTGCGGTATAGCAGCAGAGCGCGTCAGTTTTGTTTTACCAGCGGCTTTAACCTTCTGCATCTGCGCCTGTGCCACAGCGTCTGCTTTCGGGCCATGCTCTCGTGATAATGCAACTGCGGTAGTTGGGGCTACCTCGCCCGCCTTCACCATTGCGATGAGGCTCTCGCCACACTCCAGCAGCTGAAGATGCTGATCAACATCTGCCGGTGAGCGCTTAACCTTTTTGGAAATCTCAGCAGGTGTCCAGCCCTGATTCAACAGGCGCTGATATGCCGCCGCGCGTTCCAGAGGAGACAGCGCCTTACCCTGTGAGCTGGTGACCATGAATGCAATGCGATCAGCTTCAGAACCTGAGAAGTCCTTGCACTCAAGTCGCGGTATTTCGTGTCCGGCTTCAGACGCCATTTTCGCGCCGTAATAACGGTGGTGGCCGTCGATAATCTTGATGCCCTGCTCTGTAACCTGAACTGCCAGAGGCGGCACGAACTCACCGGCAATAAAGGCATCACGGAATTCAGCGACGTGCTCCTGATCGATTTCACGGACGTTGTAGCCAGGCTCGACATAGAGCTCAGCCAGTGGAACCAAAAACGTTTTCTTAACCGTTGTTTCCGTGCCGTTTTTCTCTTTAGCCTTGTAAAGCGATAATAAAGAACTCATAATTACTCCTGTACGTTGATCCAGTAAGATTCGTGCATCAGGCCTCGAAACTGTTCCCGCAGTTCGGGGCTTTTTCTTTGGTGAGGATGTTTGCCACCTGCCGGGCTAAATGAGCCATCTCGTCATCCACGACCCCCCATTCCAGCACTGCAAGCAGCATTGAGAACTTCGGAAGCCAGTCGCGTTTCCAGCGGCTTATCTGCGCCTTATCTACACCAACAGCAGCAGCTGTCTTCTCAGTGCCAAGCAGTGAGATCTTATTGAGTAAGGCGCTTTCGATTCTTAGCGCCTCGTTGCGTTTGTTTGCGCGTTCCATTTCGTAATATTCCTTTAAGTTAATTAGTTACGTGACATTGCGGTGAGCAAGTCACTTCGGTTTTGCTCCGACATTTCGGTGGGAGCGGCTTCAGAGTTTTAAAGAGCGGTGCTGCTTAAGCGGCCGTAGCGCGCTGTGGTGCAAAGACTAAGCTTTCCTTCTTCACCGGCATGTAATCGGTGAATTTCTTTGTGGCTTCCTCAATTGCCTGGGCCTTACCTGGTGATGCTCGGCGGAATCCATATGCAATTTGGTCGAGGTAGCCAACAGATGTTTTCGCTAGTACAGCAAGGCTTACCCAGTCTTCAGCTGAAGATTCCTTGCGCCAGCGGAGTAGTTCATTACCCATTGGTGCCTCCTATTTAACTTCAAAGCTAAGTTTAGCGTTATGCTAAATAACTAACAAGCAGTATTTAGCAAAATGCATATTTATCGGATTGCTAAATAGTGTGAGAATCAGGCCATGGAAAATAAAAGCGTCAGAAAAACCAATCTCAACAACCTCCTGAAGAGGCATCTTGAGAGAGATGGCAATACAAAGGCTGGATTTGCAGAGCTTTTGGGCATCAGTGCGTCCCAATTTAGTCAGCTGCTCGGGGAAAATAGCGTTAGGAATATCGGGGATAAGATGGCTAGGAAAATTGAAGTGGCTTTAAAGCTACCCAATGCCTGGCTTGACTCCATCCACGAAGATCAGCCACAGGTTGATGCTAACGTTTCCAACCCCCGTGACTACAAGCCAACTGCGCGCTACCCCGTTTTAAGCAAGGTTCAGGCTGGCTCATGGAATGAAGCCTGTGAACCGTACACGATAAAGGATGTCGACATGTGGCTTGAATCTGACGCACATACGCAGGGAGATGCTTTCTGGTTGCAGGTAGAAGGCGATTCAATGACTGCACCGATTGGCATGAGCATTCCGGCAGGAACATACGTTCTGTTCGATACAGGGCGTGAAGCAGTGAATGGGAGTCTGGTCGTGGCAAAGCTCACCGATGACAATGAAGCCACTTTTAAAAAGCTCATCATCGACGGTAGCCAGAAGTATCTGAAGGGACTAAACCCTCAATGGCCTATGGTGCCAGTCAACGGCAACTGTAAGGTGCTTGGCGTGGCGATCGAGACGAAGATGCGGTTAGTCTGAAGATTGCTCTCATAGAACAAGCATTCACTAAGGAAATGAAAATGGAAAAGATAGAATTAGTAATGAATCAGGCAGGAGACATCGCTGAATCCAAGAATTACCTTGAAACCAAGGCTGATTCAGTTGTAACTGTCGGTACAAATGTAGATGGAGATGAGCTTTTGACTCTGGTTTTTTTAAACAATTATCCAATTGTTCAGAATCAAAACGGCAACGTTACTGTGACTGGCATTGAAAAACGTCGCGTTGCATCAGTAACACTTGGCATGGGGCAGGCTAGAAAATTTTATGATTCTCTAAAATCAATTTTTGAGCCTGAGTGAGTATAGGTGGGCCTTCAATGATAGATAGCGAAGCTATTTCGCAAAAGGATCAAGGAAAGCTTCTGGTTACTTATAGTGAACATGAAGGCTCTTCTGTCGGTGTGGAATTTTCATCTGCATCAAAACTAGCTGCGACAAAAATTTTTAGTGTCTGTGCCAGCGCTATGGGAAATAGCACAGGAAGACTTGTCTCAAGTGCTTCTTCAGGCAATACTGAAAAAAATTCAGAGAATGGAGGCGACGACATGGAAAAGAGACTGGCTGTTCTTGAGGTTGAAGTTTCCTATGTTAAATCTGATGTTTCAGATCTTAAAAAGACGACAAAATCAATTGAATCAACAGTAAATTCAATAGATAAGAACATGGCAGTTGTTCTTGAGAAGCTTGGCAGTATAAAAGCCGAGCTTGACAAAAAACCATCTGCCGACGCTGTTGAAAAGAAGATCTCAGAAGCTAAGCTGGCTGTACTGTTAGGGGTTCCGGCGATAATTGGTGTTGGAACCGCAATCATAAAGCTGGCCAATAAATTCATATCATAAGCTTCATAGCCTACATTCTTGCTTAAAAAGAAGAAGAGCCCGCCACTGAGCGGGCTTTTTTGTGCCTGAAATATCGTGCAATGCAAATTGTTGAGCATCTATTTCCTAATTGTTGCAGCGCAAGTATCATCAGTGTCGTCAGCAGCTGTTGCTGACAGATGGTTTACCCCAATTGAACGAATTCACGCCCGTGTAACGCGGGTTTTTTTGTGCCCGCCGATCCCCTATCGCAAAAATAAATCCCTTTCTAAATCATTAAGCTAAATCCCCCGCCTATATTATTTAGCATTTTGCTATTGCCATTCATTTAGCATAACGCTAAATTAAATCCCATCAGCAGGACGCACTAACCAACAGGATGTTGGGTCGCTCTTTAACATTGATGGGGTTTGTCTCCGCCGAAATGCGGGGAACCAAAGTGAAGTTGTCTTTGGGGTGTGATGAATGCGCAGGTCGATGCGCTAAAGGTAGCGGTTTCAATACCGTGGGAATTGTCGCCGAGAAAACACGACGGGTTATGGTCAGGCACTGCGGCCGATCCCGGCAGCCTGACAAAAAGACCTCCACGGAAGCTGGCACTCTCGACGCCAGCCATCACACCACCTAAGCCAATTACCGGAGGTACACATGACAATCGTAATGACCATTCTGGCCTCTGATAACGCCAGAAATCGCCGCAGGGCAAAACGTGCAGCTGAGCGTGAGCAGGTTGCAGCACATCAGCACATCAGCCGCATCGAGAAAGCATGCTCCTCCCCTTCTCTGCGTGACAGGCATGAGAGCACATCAGTGTGTCTGCCTGAGATTGCATTATTCAACGCGGGTTACCGCAACGTCCGTAAGGACGTAACACACATCATTAAGTGAGTGGAAGCATGAAAACCATAACTGTTTACGCAAACATCGGCGAAAAGCACACCATCGTTCTTCGTGATGGTGGGATTTTGATTTTCAATCACTACACCGGTAAGACGGTCGATCCTGAAGCATTTGATTTTGAAACGGTGTCCAGAGATTTCACTGGCAAAGTAAATAGTGAGCAGATTTTCAAAGCAGCTGCAAGGAAGCGCAGTGCTCACAGTGCGAAATTCTTTCTTGTGAATCAGATGCACTGGCCGCAAAGCAGCTTTGAAATACAGGGCTGGAAGAATTAACGGAGGTCGCTTAGGCGGCCTTTTTTATTGGCTATCGCAACTCAAAAGACATCTTAACGGCGAGGTAAATCGCATGGCACTTGATCACGGAATGCTTAATGTCCCGCTGGATAAGCGCGGCAATTTCCACAAAAAACTGGACGAACATCTGGCAGCAGAAAACCGCAAAAAGCATGACGAGCTTTTCGCGCGCAAGACAGCCTTCAATGATGCCAAATCTCAGGCTCAGCATCTTTATCTGAAGATGGATAACTGCTTAATCAGGGATGAAGCAAAACGCCGCGGCATGAAGCTGAGCGAGCTCAGGGAGGTGCTGAAAGATATCAGAGATTTCAAACCAAAGCAGGCGCCTGTTGCGTTTGCACCATTCATTAAGGCTGCCTAACCCGCAGCCTTTTTCTTATCTGGAGGCACCATGTTAAGCGCGTCTGATTATGCATCTGGCTGGTTTGTGTTTGGCGTGCTGATGGTGCTGGGGTTTATAGCAGGAGGTTGAGTAAACGAAAAACAAAACAGTAAACATCGAAGTATCTGAAAACCAGCATGATGAATATAGCTTGCTGATAAGTGATTGCCGCACCGGTTACAACCTCAGCGGCGGCAAGGTTGGTGGTTGTGATTCAGTGTGTGATTTCGACATCAACGCTCTTGAGTTGATTGAGAAGGTTGAGATGTACGGAGAGGTTAGCCCGACACGCTCCGAGCTTCTTGAACTGGTAATGCTGGCTAACGGACAAAATGGGTGCCACACGGTGTCGTGGCAGGAAAAAGCAAAAGTAGCCATTGCCAAGGCATTGGGCCAGTAACCACTACAGGAGAGAGAGATGCGCTTTGAAGATTACATGAAAAAGCCTCGTCATCGCCTCCCTAAGCTGGGTCGCGTTGTTGAGATTGATTTAGACGTTTTACGCTGCGGTGTTGGCGAGGGGCTGGGCGTAATCTTCGACTGCGATGCGGTCGTTAAGCGGAAAGTCCGCAGGGTCATGGATAGCAACGGATGGCGCTGGCAGTTGGCTCGTCAATGGAAGGACCAGGAATTTTGGGATTACTGCTTTGAGCAAGACAAAGAGCAAATCCTGAACATCAACTACGAGTACGGCCTTATCAAGTAATTACCAATGAGTGACACCGTAAAGCTGTCTGCTTAGACGGCTTTGAGGTGCTACGCACCAACGCTGAAGTTTCAGCAGGATAGATAACCAGATCGTTTCATCCTCATGGGAGCCGCAATGGCTCCCTTCTTTTTGCCCAGAATTCAGGAGAAGGATATGACTGAGACCACCGATTTAGCAGTGCTGGAGATTAAACCTGAACAGGCTCCGGCACTGTATGTACCAAACGGCCTTGATGCTTACCTTGACCAGATTCGCCAGCTCGCCGCCGAAGTGCCTGATGTCAGCACCAAGAAAGGTCGGGACCGCATCGGCTCACTGGCACGCATGGTCGGTTCAAGCAAGAAAGCCATTGAAGAGCCCGGTCGCGCATACCTGAAGCATCTTAAAGAGGCAGTTAAGCCTGCTGAAGAAGAGCTTCGCCGGTTCACTCGTGAATGCGACACAATCCGCGACCAGATTCTTGCCCCTCGAAATGAGTGGGACATTGAGCAGGAGCGCATCGCAGCAGAAAAGGCTGCTGAAGATGAGCGCCTGCGTATTGAAGCAGAGCAGCAAGCCGCTGCAGAAGCCCTTAAAAAGCACATTGAATCCGATCACGAAATGGCGCTGCTGCTGAACGACAAGTTCGACCGCGAAGCAGCCGAGGCTAATGCCGAAGCAGAACGCCAGCGCGCCGCACATGAAGAAGAGATTCGTCGTCAGGCCGCTGAGCAGGCTCGCATCGAAGCAGAGCTGGCAGCACAGCGTGAGAGAGAAGCAGCAGCCAAGCGTGAAGCCGATCTGCAGGCTGCCAAGGAAAAGGCTGAAGCCGATGCTAAAGCTGCACAGGAGCGCGCAGAACGCGAAGCCAGAGAAGCGCAGGAGCGTGCTGAGAAGCAGGCGCAGGAAGCACGTGTGCGGGCTGAACGTGAGAAACAGGCTGCCATCGAAGCTGAGCAGCGCAAGGCACGTGAAGCCGAAGCCGCCCGCCTGGCTGAAGAAAAACGCATTGCTGATGAAGCCGCCGCGCGTGCAGCCAACGAGAAGCATCGGAAAGCTATTGGCACAGAGATTGTCACCGCGCTACTGGGCCACACCAGCCTTACTCGTGAGCAGGCCATCGAAGTCCTGGTTGCTCTGAAAGACAACAAAATCCCACATACCGGCATCACTTACTAATACCCACCAACACCAAGGAACCCACGATGAACTATGCCATCGCGGGCGGCGCCATCGTGGGCGCTGCTCAGTTAGACGAATCATTGCTCGACACTATTACCCGCCGCCTCCGCACTGGCTGGCGCAACCTTATCGACAACCTGAATCAGAAAGGAAATCCGCTATGACCATTATCCCCGTAAACGGAACCATTCTGGTTCAGCAGGGCTGCAGCCACTTCAACAAGCTGTACGAAGAAGCATTTCCGGACACGAAAGAAGGTATGCATAAAGCCTATGCGTGGGCTTCTGAGATTGCTCTGGGCTGGCATGATTGTCAGGACGATGACTGGAATAAGAGGTTTAAACATCATGCAGCATAACGAAGATGAATTTGTCGCACTGATGCGCGGCATGCTTGGCGAATTAGCTGAGCCAATGACATATGAGCAGGCTGCAATGGATGCGGCTGCTGATTACCGTACGGAGCAGCAGGCAGCGAGAATGGGAGTTGGTTATGAGTAAGGAATTCTACATCAGACTGGCAGAGATACAACGCACACTGGAAGCTCCAAAGGGTCAGTACAACAACTTCGGCAAGTATCACTACCGCAGCTGCGAAGACATTCTTGAAGGTGTGAAGCCGCTGCTTAATGGGCTGTTCCTGTCTATCTCTGACGAAATCGTTTTGATTGGCGACCGGTATTACGTCAAGGCGACAGCAAGCATAACCGATGGCGAGACAACTCACAGTGCTTCTGCAATGGCCAGAGAAGCTGTCGATAAGAAAGGCATGGATGATGCCCAGATAACAGGCGCAACCAGCTCATACGCCCGCAAATACTGTCTCAATGGCTTGTTCGGTATCGATGACTCGAAGGATGCTGATACCAACGAACATCGCCAGCAGTCCGCCTCAGCACCGCAGCAGCAGAAGCCAAAGCCTAAACCCGCTGACATTCTCGCCGCCTTCTCTGAAGCAGCACTCAGCAAGAAAACACCGGAAGAGCTGAAGCAGTCATTTGCCAAAGCATGGCAGATGCTGGATGGAACACCGGAGCAGGCGAAGGCGAAGGAAGTCTACGACCTTAAGAAATCAGAGCTTGAAGGAGCCACAGCATAATGCCAATCAACACGATCACAATCGCAGGTAATGTCGGCAAGGATGCCGTTCTGCGCGTTACTCCAAATGGAAAACACATCGCGTCATTCTCCGTGCCGGCCAAATCAGGTTTCGGTGATAACGAGAAAACGTCCTGGCTACAGTGCAAGATGTTCGGCGCCATGGCTGAGAAGCTGTCGGCGTCAATTCTGAAAGGCGCGAAGGTCACCGTTACCGGCGAGTTCGTTCTGGAAGAATGGACAAAGGATGACGGCACCAAGGTTTCAACTCCAACCATTCTTGTGCGGGATATCGACCTGCCGCCAAAGCAGAATGGCCAGCAACAGAGTCGGCCGCAGCAGTCGCGTGGTCAATCTACCGAACCTAATTACGACACAGATATCCCCTTCTAACACCCACCAATAAGGCGCCGACCATGAACCTCACCGAAACTTCGGCGGATTCTGCAAGCCCTAATGAAACGCAATCACAGCGTTTACATCGGCTGGCTATGCAGGATGCACAGCAGCAGATAGCCGCCCGGTACGGTGAGCGGTGCCGGATTGAATCACGCACGAAGGAATCACTGGAAGCACGGCGCAGGGAGCGCGCCACGAAGGAATACGCACGACAGGCAGCCTTCTATCCGCAGCTGCCACGCATCGTTATGACGAAGCCTGATGTCGTCTGGAATGACTATCAAACAGAGATGCGTGGCCGCTTTGGCGCCGTAGTGCAGGATTAGCATTTATCTACAAACGGATTGTACGGGAGGTAAAATTGCAGACTCAGGAATACCGGCGTCGCGGCAATCAGTTAACTCTTGGCCGCCGCTGGTCACCCGATGAGATAGACCTTCTGAAAGAACTCGCAGCAACCATCCCACCCAAAGTTATAGCCCGAAAGCTCAACCGCTCATATGAATCTGTACGACAGCGCGCCAGTCGTAGCCGGATACGTTTTCTGGAAGAGCGAAGCAAAGTTACCACTGGAACTAAGCCAAATTTATGACACAAAATTGCTGTATATATAAACAGTATTTGGCTTTTAATTATCTTTGCTAAAGCGTAATGTGCCTATGTAAGGCAAGCACATAACCTACTGACGATAAATGATTTTAACTGATGTATGCCAGTAGAAATTAATCTAGTAATTTCACCGAAAAGGAATCAAATATGGCTGACACAACTCAATTAGCACAACAGGCTATCGATAACGTAAACCAGCTGAAGGAACTGGCTGATCAGGCGGGACAAAGCCAGGCAGCGTATGAAGAGCTGAATGAGGAAAATACACGCCTTAATTCCGAGGTAGATTCACTGAAAGAAAATCTTTCGGACCTGAGTGAGGTTTTCCATCAGAAAATCATTGAAGAAGACGATTACCTCAGTTACGCGGAGGACATGCTGAAAGATATCAGCAACATGATC